GGCTCCAGCATCATGAATTGTTCCGCATCAGCGGGTAAAGATCCCATTTCACCTCGAGGCCATTTTATTCTAAACTCAGTATTTTCCTCAAGATCTTTCTCCATGATTTTAATTTTAGTGTCAGCAATATTAAGGCGTTCTACAATTTGGAAATACCCCATCGTTCCCAAAGCTACAATAACGATCAAACTGATGACCGTTTTCATAGGCATTTGTACGGCTTGGTCTTCTCCTAATTTTAGAGCCATAAATTAGTCCTGCCAGAATTTAGATACAATCTTATTCCAAAGATCTTTTATCTTTTGTATTATTTTTTTCATTTTGTTTTTCCTTAAGTTCTTTTAGTTCTTGTTGGGCTTTCTCTAAATCATCTGTTACATTCTCTAGTTTCTGTAATGTTCTTTTATTAGCAGAATCTTTAGACTTACCAGCATCTTGTAGTTCAGCAACCTCTTGTTTTAAGATTCTGATCTGCTCTTTATACTCAGCTATAAGTTCCTGGTATTCTGATTTAGACATTATTTTTTTCCGTTACGGAAAATCTGTGTACCTTTTATACCAAAAATACTTGCAACTACTAAAATCCACAGGTTGGTAAACCAACTTGGAAGAGTAGAAAAGTATTCAAAAAATAATTTTACTTTGTCCATTGCTTCGGGATCGTCACTTATAACCGCCCAAGCAAGCACAACTATCGGAGCCGATAATATAAGCAATACAAATTCGTCTTTCCAGTCCGATTGTCTTGCCTCAAGAAGTTTACCTTGGTAAGCCTCTTCTCCCCTAGCCATTTTTTCTGCATGCATTAATTGTGCGTCAGACATAGCCATCTTTGTTTTTTGACGATTAGCATATATCTTGCTACCAGCTTGTAATGCTATCTTTGCTAAACTAAACCACGCCATTTTCTATTAACCATCCTGGCACATCAAATGAAGGACATTCTTTAGATGCCTCTACTTGATAGTGACCTATTATTTTTTCTATATCGTATTTATCTTTTAATCTTAATATTATACTTTTAAGTGTATCAAACTGTTCTGAGTTAAAATTATTCTCCCAACCCATATCTGCTGTTCCACCACCAACTAATGCTATACCTATTGATGTACCGTTAACGGCAACAGCATGAGCACCTACAGCATCTTCATCTCTACCTGTCTGTAATGTGCCATCTCTTTTAATTAAATAGTGATAACCTATTGTATCAAATCCTCTTTGTGTATGCCATTCTGTAACTTTAGCTACATCAATATCCATATCTTTTGGAGTTTGTGTACAATGTATTACTATTGTATCAGTTATTTGTCTTTTGTCCATTATGTAAATAGTCCTATTAGTGTTAAAATTGTAGCACCTAGACCACCTAAAATTGTGTATAAAATTCTATCTACCTTTTTATGCAATCCCTCTATGTCTTGATGCAAGTGTTTGAGGTGATTATTTTTTATTGAGGAAACTTCTCTTTTCAACCCTGTTATATATCCGTAGATGGATATTAAGTGTTCGCTAGTTGTTTTGGGTTGCTTAGCCATATTATTTTTTTTTACCCAAAGGGAAAGATGGGAACTCTAATTTCATAGGGTTTTTATAATTTTTAGGTTTATAGACTGAAAAAGCATCATCATATTTATCAGCTATATCTTCATATAATTTTTCTAATTTAAGCATTCTTTTATCATAAGTTTTTTCATTTATTAAACCTTTATCATATTCTCTGTTTAATTTAGTTATCTTTTGATCTACACCAAATAATTTTCTTCTAAGCTCACCAGTTTTTAATGCTTCTAATTTATCTATTGATTGTGTTTCAAATTTAAATCCTAATGCTCTAAATAAAGCAGCAAGTTCTGATTCTTTTACTCTATAAGCAGACTCCTCACCTTTTTTAGCAGTAGTTATTCGTTGAGTAGAATATGCTCCAGGTAAAAATGGAATGTTAGGTATTAGTCCTTTATATAAATCTGTTAATTTTGTTTTAGCATCTTCATATTCGCTTATACCTAGACCACTTAATTTTCTTTGTGTAAATAAATCAAAACCTAGTAAAGGTGATAATATCTCACCACCTAAGCCAAAATTAGGTTGAACGGGTGCAGGTAAATATGGTAATGTATTACCACCTATATCAAATATATCCCCACCTGGAACAAATCTTGTTAAATCAATATATGTTGGGCCTTTAGCTTCTTTATCACCTATCTGTGGAACTGGAACTTTAATTTTTCTATATGGCATAAAATCAACCATAAACCTTCCTTTTTCTTTTTCTTGCATTAAAGCACGTTCTGCTTTTTCATCACCACCACCAACTATATCACCTAGTTTATTTAATCCATAACCAAGTGCTGCATACTTAAAATATTTCCAAGGTCTTATTACAGCAGTTTCTGATAATATCGGAACTATTCTATATGTATAAGCTAAGAAAGGAGTCATCGTTTGTCTCATCCAATTAATAGCTGGTGCATTAATATTATAATCAACAAATGATCTTCTAGCGTCTAGACCTGCTTCAGCAGCACTATAACCTTTTGCAAGTCTATCTTGAAAAACAGATAATCTAAATACATGATCTTCAAATCTATACCAATCTGTTAATTTTGCAAGTGGGTTTGCAGTTTTTAAATCTTTATAAATACTTAATGCAGCTTGAGATCCACTACTCCAAGCATCACCATCAAATTTATAAGGTTGTGCAATATTTAAGTCTTGTGCTTTTCCTAATTCTTTAGTTACAAAATCTGCTTCAAATACACCACTTCTTGAAGCTAAATTTACTAACTCAGACATTTGTTTATCCTCTTTAGGAGGTCCTAATAATTGTCTTACAACCCCTTTCTTAGGGTCATAGCCCATTAATGCTTTAAATGCCCTTGGTAAATATTTAAAATCAGCATCAATTAAATCGTGTAATACAAAATTACTTACTATATTATTTGTATGTACAGTTGGATTCCACGCTGTTTTACTAACTTTCCACAAAGAATTTGCTTTTCTATAATAAGAATATCCACCTTTAGATGTTTGATTATAAAATCTTGTAGCTGATATTAAATCTTTATATATTTCTTCAGGCACATACATACCAGCTAAATTACCATATCTAAATCTAGATTCTGGATTGTTTTTATCAATTTTTGTAGTTGGCATTTTTACAACTTTATCTTTTACAGCTTGTGGTAATGCATCATATTCAGCTTTTGAATATGTATAACCTTGATTAGCTAAATTATCATAAAATTTTAATTGTGGTAATGTGCTTGAAAATGCTCTACCTGTTTCTGCTATAGCAAAAGCAGCGTCTTCTATTTCACCTAAACCAACTCTTTGAGGTTTTGTAAACTCCCATCTTATTTCTACAGTATCTGTTGGGTTAAGACTATCGTATTGTTTACTACTTAAATTTAAAAGTTCCCAACCTCTGTGATTTTTTAATACTTCTTTTTTACCTTCTGCTTCACCAAACAAATATTTTAATTTACCTTTTGGTCCTGGCACATCTTCTAATTCTTTTATAGGTTTTTCTAATAAAGATGTTGTAGTAAATGCTTTTTGGTTCTTATAAAAATCTTCGTATTCTTGTTTACTAACTAATTGATATGCACCTCTTAATCTAAGCTCTTCACCAAACTGCCTAGGATCATCTTTATATTTTGAATATGTTCTTTTTAAATATATATTTTTATTTCTTTCAAAAGTTGCAGGTGATAAAATACCCATATCAACATATTCTTGTGCAACTTCAGTAATTAAATCTCTAGCTTCTTTAGATACATTAGTTAATGTTTCAGAATTTACTTTATAAATATTATCACCCTCTAACATATTAAATAAAATTTTACTTTCATCAGTTGTTAGATTTTTTTTAATTTTTTCAGCTAGTCTCATGAATCTCATTGCAATATGATTTCCATGACCTTGGGCATCAGCTTGTAATAGTTTATAATTTTTAGGTAGACCATACCCATCAATAAACCATCTTCCTAATAAATCATAAAGTGATTCTGAAACTTCAACTGTTTCATCCTCTAATTCTTCACCAAATTGTTTTTTAACTTTTACTGTTCTACTAATACCCTTTGTAGCTTTTAGACCACCAGCACCAGCTAAAAATCCTATACCCATTCTACCTAATTTTGTACTTATGGGTGCATCATCTTCTGGAGTTTGATACCCATATAATCCTGCAAGTGCACCTGTTCCAAATTCTGCACCTGTCATACCAGGTATTAATTGTTTATCATCAGTTATTCTATTATATAATGGTCTACCAATTTTACTTTCCCACCAATCTGTATACTGTTTATAAAATTTTCTAGGGCCTGATAATAACTTATCTCTGTCTGTCGGTAAATCTTTTAATGTTTTATTTTCTTGTATATCAATTTTATTTCTAAACTCAGCTTCTCTTTTTACTTTTCCAGCTTCATTAAATAATAAAGTTTTATTTAAATTATTATCTGCAGCAGCTTTTATACTTATATCTTTATCTTTTGTACCAGTTAATCCTGGTAATCCTAGTTCTGTTTTTTTACCTGCTATTTTTCTAAGTCCTGCACCTATTAACGGAGATATAACTGTTCCGCCAACTGCTGATGCCGCTGCTTGTTTAGATCTTGTATCTAAAATACTTTCTTCATCAACATAACCTAAAGCTCCTGCTATACCTGAAGTTACAAAACCATACTTAGCCATTTGATATAACGTTTTAGCTTTAGTAACTGGTATTAACCAACCTGCAGGATCAAGTAGTGCACCACCAAAATAAGAAGCTGCAACTAAATATCCACCTGGTCCTTCAAAACTTTCGTATAATTCTTTTTGTTGTTGCCTTAGTGAATCTAATGTTTCCTCATCAGTAGTTGACATTTGTTTAACACCTCTAGCTGTGTCAAAAAAACCAAGTTTAAAAGCATTTGCAACTTTTTTACTTAAAGCCACATCTTCTGCAGTGCCTGTACCAAATTCACCTTTATTTAAAAATCTATCGTAGGGATTAACATCGTCTTTTATTTCATAAGGTTTAGTAAAATCTATTTCAGGATCTTCATTAGATAATTTTAAATCAGATTTTCCACGTTCATCAATATTTAAATATTGATCATATGGATTTTTTTTTACAGGTTGCTCCTGTAAATCCTGAGGATTTAAAAATTTATCATATGGGTTTGCCATGATATTATTTTATTAAGCCTTCTAGATTACTTACTCTTAAATCTTTTCTTAGTTGATCTTTAATAGCTTCTACAGCATCATCATTACCAGCTGCTCTAGCTCTATTAATAGCATCTTGTGCTAATTGAACTTGTGGATTATTTTCGTCTAAACCTGTAAATGAAAATTTATCTTGCTGTGAAGCAATAGATCTTTTAACAGTTTCAGGTAAAGATTGTCCTTTAAATCTTTCAGGTATAGTATATATTTTACCTTGATATTCAAACTCTTCACCTTCTATAGGTTTAACTTTAGCTGTTGCCTTTTTAGGTGCACCCTTTGATGCTTCTTTATTTAAGTTACTAACTTCTTCTGCTGATAATGGTTTACCTACTTTATTTGGACCATCATATTCTATACCTTGAATTTGTGGTAAATAATAATTTTGAAAATAGTTCATTAAACCATACATATCTTCACTAGGACCATGAATTTCTGGATTGTAATCATTAGTAAAGTTTTTTCTAAATCTTTTAGTAGCTGCATTTTTTTCTAATCTATTATAAGCTATGCTAGCTGAATTAAATACACTTGTTTTTAAATTTGGTTCTAGTGACATATAACCTTTACCTGTTCCTTGATCTAATCCTAATATACTAGCAGCATCTACACCAGTTGTAGTTACTGGAGCTGTTGGCCCTTCTAATTCTTGTGTTAGTCTAGCTTCTGCAGTTGTTGCATCTTTTCTACCTAATGGTTCACCAATAAATTTAGCAATACCCGTAGGTTTTTTATCAATTAATAAATCTTTAATATTAGCAGTGTCACCTAAAACTTTATCTATGTGTGCTGCTCTATCCTCTAGTGCTTTCTTTCTATCACCAATAAATGATACTGAAGCTAGTTTAGCAAAATCTTCATCACTAGTTGCTTCAATTTTTTTAGCTATTTCATCAATAGAATATTTATCACCAAATGTTATTCTTACTGAATCAAATAAACCTCTTTCACTCCCTGATTCAAACAATCCCATTGCATCCATACCAGTAGCAACTTTTTGACTAAATCTACTTGCATATTGATTTTTTAAATTTTCTTGATCTTTAACTAATTTTTTTTCTGCTGGAAACTCAACACCAAAAATATGTTTAGAAACATTATCAACAACACTTCCAGCTATCTCATCAGATACTTTTTTTTGTTCTTGTAACTCTGTTAATGCACCTGTTATAAAAGGCACTACAAAAGGTGGTATTGCCATTATTCGTTCTCCTCTGGTTTAGCTAATAAACCTTTTGCTTTAGGTTTGTTTTCTACTGCAGGTTTTTTTAATCCCATAGTTTCCATTTCTTTATTTTCTTTAGCTTGCTTTAATTTTACCATATTACGTTTAAATTCTTTATTACCTGTATCTTCTAATGATATTTTTAAATCATCTATACCAGCTCTCATACCTATTGCAGTTATCATTTCCATAATAGGTTCTGCTAATGTAAATCCTAAATCAGGAGTAAACTCACCTTCCATAAAGCCAGCAAATACAATTGTTCTTGCAATACCTTCAACAGGAACACCTGAGTCTAATAAATATATCATTTCTTCAACTGCAGCAGGAGTTGTCATTGATCTCCATATTTCTTCTAATATTACTTCTGGATCTGTTTTTCTAGGTGGATGTTCCCAAGGATAATTTCCTGGCTCATCTGTAAGAGATTGACCTGGTACTGGTGTATTAAATGGATCAAACTCTGGTTGTAATGTATTATCTCCAATTGTTTTCATAAATTTCTATGCCTTTAAATATGCCTTTGATATAACAAAGTCTTTCATTCTCACTCTATTTTCTTTTATTAATTTGTCAGGATCTGCCTCTTGTATTTCACCAAATGAACTTTTTCCTGCCATTCCTGTTTTTGATTGACCCATATAGATTTTAGCATTTGCAAATCTTGGTCTATTTCTTTGTGCATTTGTTAAAGTAGTTAATGTATTATTATATGCTTTCATATAATCCTCTGACCCAGCTTCTAGAAATGCTTCTTTAATTTGTTGTTTTATTGATTTATCTTTTGCTCCTGGTCTTTTAGATGGGAACTCAGGTGATCCTTCTTTACCTGTTCTTCTTCTAGGTACTTCTTGACCTTCACTATATAAATTACCAAATTCACTAGCAACTACTCGAGCTGCATTTTGAAATAATTGTTTTGTATTATATCTCATTAATTACTCCTATTTATTTTGTATATACTTTGTAAACATATTCATACCAAACTGTCCTAACATAGCATATAATGCAGAAGTTTGTGCAGAGTTTTGTAAATCAAAAGCTGTAGTTCTTTCTAGTGCTGCAACAGCTAAGTTATGATTTCTATTCATTTCATTTTGTGATGATTGATTAACCCAAGATGCTTCATCTCTCCATTGTTGCCACATAGACGATAATGCAAAGTTACTTAAATTTAATAAGTTTTGTGCGTTAGTTTGATTAGCAGCATTTACAGCAGCTGTGTTAGCTGTATTAATTTGTCTTCTCCAAGTTACATTTGATTGATCTATAACTCTTTGATTCTCTACATTAAATCTTTCTCTTTGATTATCTAATGTTGCATTAAATTGATTTATTGCAGCTTGTCTTTGAGCATTTGCATCTGCTATAGCTGTAGCATTTTTAGCATTTAAAGCAGCAACTTTATTTTGTTCTGCTATATTAAATTGTGATAATGCATCAGATCTTCTTGCATTTTGTTCTTGAATATTTGTATTTAAATTACTGTAAAACTGATTAACTTGATTCTGACTAGTTGCATTAAATTGTAATGCAGCATTTCTAGCAGCGTTATCAGTTAATAATTGTTGTTGTTGTGCTTGTAAATTTTGTAAGTTAGCTTGCTGATTATTAGATAAATTAGCCATATCCATTTGTAGATATGCTTGTGCATTTACAACAGCAGCTTGCTGGTTATTAGCTAAGTTTTGAAATATAACTTGTTTATAAGTATTTGCATCAGCTTGTGCTATAGGTATAGATGATCTTAGTATACCCTCTGCTAATGCTTCAGCTAACATTGTAGAAGCACCTAATCCTCTAGCTTGCATGGTTGCTTTTGCAGCTTCAGCAGCTCCTCTAGCAAATGCAGGTAAAGGTGATCCTTGTTGTAGTGATGTTTCTATATCTTGAGATATATTTTCTAACTGCCCTTGAACAGTTGCTCTAGAATCTAAACTAGCTAAAGACTGTTGAGCTGCAGTCATAGGAGCTGTTACAGTTCCTTGTGCAGCAGTCATAGTAGGTGCTGTACCAATAGTTGCAGCATTAAATTGAGCTGCCCCTGGTTGAGTTACAGTAGATACTTGTTGTGCAGTACCAGTGGCACTAGTAGCTGCAGTTGGTGCTACAGCTTGTGGAGTTGCAGCAGCAATAGTTCCAGTTACACCAGGTGTTGATAAAAGTTCATTACTTTGAACATTCTGTAATGTTGGTGTTATACTTGTACCTTGAGCTAATGTAGGTGTATTTAATAAACTATCTATTAAACTAACAGCTTTTTTACTACTAGTTTGTTCTGATTGTGTGGGTTGTACTACACCCGATGGTAATGTCGTTGCCATTATTATTTTCCTTGTCCTCTATATTTTGATCTATTGGGCACTCGTTTATTATATTTTTTATTGTGTCTCCCAGGTCGTCTTTTTTTAGTTTGTTTTACAAAATTGTTAACGCCTATGAGGGATTTGCGTTTAGCCATTTAACTATGGTTTAGTTGGCCATACAACGTTATCACATTTTTCAACAGTGTCTTTTCCTTCAGGCAGGTCTCTTAAGTCTTGTCTGTATGTTTCCATGTCAGCTGACATAGTAACATCAGATAAAGCATAATAGTCTGTCTCTGCTAGAAGCTGATTTCTTTTAGCTCTTAAGTTAGCTTGTGCTCTTCCTAAAGCACCAGCTTCCCAAGCTGCTTCTTCAGCATCTCTAGCTGCTTCTTCTTCAGCAGTTAGTTGGATTCTTTCACCGTTGACCATTTTATATCTTGGCATGTTTGTTTCTCCTATTGGTTGTTTGTTTATATACTATTTAATATAGTTGTAAAAGCCTATTTTACCCCATACATATCTATCGTTCCACTATCTATAGTTCCTGATGCCATCGTAAATTGCACAGCGTTAATGGCGCTTGTGGTATTCCCATACCCAGCAGTGTAAAAATTATTACTTGTTGCATTATCCGTTCTTTGAGTTGATGAAATAAAATGCTTAACAAAAGTAGTATTGCTAGGATCGAAAAGATGTAGATAACCTGAACCACTATTATCATTATCATTATATATTGTTCCCATAATTTTTTTTGCACTCGTGCTTTGTGCTAGATCGTGAGAAGCAATATAATAAACGTCAGGTGTACCATCACTTTCAGAGTGATATGCTGATACAGCAGTTGTAGTTTTTGTAACATTGTAATTACTACCACCATCTATACTAAAATTTATTTGAAAATCTGATGCTGCAGAGCCGTGTATATTATTAAACATAAATATATATTCTTTGTAAGTGCTATCAATCCCTGATGTAATACTTACACTTGATGATGAACTAGCAGTTGCTCTTGATATAAAAACTAAATCACCAAGTCCAGTTATACTACCTACTGCTGTTGCATCTTTTAGTGCTCTATTATTTAAAGTTACTATACTCATTATGATTTACTCAATCCATACATTTTGATAACACCGCTATCTATATTACCTGTTTCAGGAATAAATTGAATTGCATCTATAGCAGACGTTGTATTAAAATATCCACCTATAAAATGGTTTTGTGTTTTA